AAATGCCTTGTTGCATCGTTTTGGTCACCGATTGTTCTGATCAGTAGTCCGTACTGGTTTCCGCTTGTGGCGTTGCTTTGCAGACGTAAAACAGGCTTGCCGTCAGTGCCAGTAACAAACTCATGTTCATCGTCGTTGACATACGCGTTGATTGTTGTCGCTTTAAAGAAACCTTTATTGTTAATCCTCATCCGCTCCGTTGGGCTGCTCGCTCCATCGGCGGTAGTGGAGAACGTTAATGCGCCTGGGTAGTCACTCGCTCCGGGTGTCCCATCACAAAACGCTTTTATCTGAGCGTGGACATTGCCACTAGCATTTGTGAAGTTAATGAAACCGATGTCGTCTGTATTGCTAATAGAAGACCGGCGCAGCGCAATACCACCTGGGGCAGTAGACGAACCCGAAACACCTTGGACTTGAATTAGTTCTGTGCCGCCGGCAGTAGTCGTGCCAACTAAAAGGCGTCCCGAGCTGTCGATGCGGGCGCGTTCAGTTCCAGCGGTACTAAAACTTAAATTAGAAGTATGTGCTAAACCTAGATAGTTATTACCATGGTCGGAAAGTATTGAGCCAGCAGGTTCACTACTTCCAGAAGCAAAAAATTTAAGCGTGCATCCAGACGTGGCTCCGGCAATCAAACTCAAATTGCAGTTGCCATTATTTTCAAGAATCAAAAAATCTTTTCCGCCGATTGTTGGGAATGAACTGACCGCCCCATCATCGCCAACGACATGCAGGCGTTTTTGCGGGCTTGTAGTGCCAATCCCTACTCGGCCTGTTGAGTCAATAGAAAGCCTTGTTGTATTTCCTGTATTCAGGCTAACCGCAGAAGCACCAAAGGAGGCAAGTGTATTTTGCGAGCCGTCCAAAAGGTTTACCGTATTACCGCCGGCAGTTTGAATGTAGAGACTGCTGTCTGTATTTCTAGAGAAAATTCTGGCTGTTCCTGCGGATGGGATTGCAACCGCCCCCAGGGAAATGGCGCCTGAAACGTCTAACGCACTGCTCGGGCTACTAGTCCCCAGACCTAAGCGGCCACTGGAGTCCAGGCGCAAACGCTCGGTAAAGGTTGTTTCATTAAAACGATTAGCCTGAGCATAGCCGACAGTAAATGAGCTTCCATCGCTGCCGAGTTGGTAAATGTAAGAGTCTGGAGAGCCTCCACTTGGTCTGTAAAAACGAAGAACAGGACTATCGTTTGCGGTGAGAATCCTTGCGCCAGGCAGGGTGGCAAAACCTCCCGTGTTGAAGGTTGTCGTTCCATTTATTTGAAGTGTTGCCGTAGGTGTTGAGGTGCTAGTTCCAACATTGATGTTCCCACTCGCATCAACAAACAGCCGCCCAGTGCCATTAGTTGAGATGGCTACTTGGTCTGCACCAGGAGAATAAATACCAGTATTTGCATCGCCGGTGAAGGTCAGCGTGGGTGCAGCAGCAGAACCGAGCGGATAGCTAAAACGCTCAGAACTGGTCCACGCATCGGTGGAATCAACCCAGTTGATGGTTTTATCGGTCGTACCTTTCAGCGTGATGCCGCCACCGTCTGCGGTTACATCGGTAGGGGTAGTTACATCGCCAAGGATAATATTTTTGTCTTCAATAACAAGGTTGGTGGTGTTGATATTGGTGGTCGTACCGTTAACAGTCAGGTCGCCTGCAATCGTTACCGCGCCAGCAGAATCAATCAGCAGACGCTGCGTGCCGCCGGTGGTCACCGCAACCTGATCGGCGCCGGGGGAATAGATGCCGGTGTTGGGGTCACCGTCGAAGGAAATAGCCGGAGCTGCCGCCGTACCAAGACTGGCGTTCTTCATCACGTTGGCGATACTGACCTTTTTGGTCACGTCGCTGGTAACGTCAACAATCGGCAGCACATCCGTATTGACCGGATCTGTGTAAGCCGTCAGGTCAGTGATCTTGGTGGTGGCCATCGTTGATGCTCCGGTAGGTTGAGTTTAGGCGCGGCTCAAGTCTTAATACAAGCCAGCAGCGCGATGTTTCTGGGTCGTGCCTCGGTGTCACCGCTGTTGTTGACCGTGATGCCGGTGCTTACGGTTGTCGTTGCCCGAGGTGATGTGCCTTGGTCGGCGGCCACGGCGGTGTTGCCGGAAGTGCCAGTGTTCCAAGCGCCGTTGTTGTACTGAACGGTGTGGGCGTGACCCGGATCGGTAAGGGTGTGGGTGTGAGCCAAGTTGGCGCTGGCTTGCGCGGAGCCAAAAGTTCGACCCGTATCAATGCCGCGTCCGTCGTCCCAGCCACGGGCAAATTCACCGCGCAGATCTGGCACGTTGAAAGTAGTAGAGCCATCGCCTGAGCCAAATGTGGTGCCGATAGCGCTAAACAATGTGGCGTAAGTTGTGCGGCTGATTGCTGCACCATTGGCCTTCAGATAGCCGGTTGGTGCAGTGTTGCGTGCGCTCCAGATGATGGTGCCAGCAGGAGTCATGTCCTGTGGCGTGATGGATGCAACCTGCGTATCGACATAGCCCTTGTTGGCGGCCATGTTTGTGGTGCTGGGGTTGCCCACCAGCGTCAGGTTGCCGGTCATCGTCCCACCAGCTTTGGCTAGGTAGGTGCTGGCTGCAGTGGTGATCTGTAGGTAACGGGCGTCCGCAAAGGTTTGGTCAATGCCGTCAGGGTCAACGCGCACCCAGTTGGTGCCGTCCCACATCTTCAGTTCGTCTGGCGTCTGCGCTGTGTCTTGCCACAACTGACCCAGTGCCGGACTGCTAGGTGCCGTGCCTGATGGGCTGGTGATGATCGACGCGCCGGGCTGGAACGAGACGATGGTGAACGTGGCGCCATTCCAAACCTTGAGCAACGGCGGGTTGCTGCTGGTATCGACCCAAAGTTGACCGTTGGCAGGGGTGGAAGGCTGCGTCGGTCCAACGCTTGTACCAAGCAAACCCAGTGCCAGTGCAAGGTTGTTGGCCGTGATGCGCCGAGTCTGGGAGCCACTGACGCTGGAAAATGGCAGGAGATCCGCGCTGGCAATCGCTGTTGCGGCGGGTAACTGGGAGATCCGTAAGCCAGCCATCTCAGTACCCCACCACAGTGATGTCGATCAGTCCAGCCACTGCTGTACCAGAACTATTGACGCACTTCACTGTAACGCTGCTGGTGGTCTTAGACAGAACAATGGCGTTGATGGCGCCGGTTCCGGTGTCCTGCAGCGTGACCTGAACGGACTTGACGGCGCGGAATGGTTTGGTCAGCGGGATGGCAGTTCCAGCTCCACTGCTGCTGATGGCCACATCATTCTGAGATTCGATCACATCGGGGTAATCCAGCTCAAAACAGATGCCCGTGATGGCGCCAGGTGATTCCCCATCCTTGCTGCGAATCAATGTCTGAACTTGGTACACATCTTCGATCAAACGCTCATACGGCGCGTAGGGGTGCAAAACGCCAGACGATTCACCAGACAGAACACCAGCGCCGTAGGTACGTTGCTCGGCAAAAATCTGATCGTCGTTTTCTTGGAAAATATCATCGTCGTTTTCTTGGAACAGAACAGTATCCGCGCCAGCCAACGCGCCAATGCTGTGCTGGTAGGTGGCCTCAGCGGTGGTAGTAATCAGGATGGCACTTTCGAGGAAGTTGTTATCGAAGTTCCAGCGGTAGTAACCATCAACGGCGGGGTCGGTTTGCTGGACGCTGTAGACGCCGGTATTGCCGGTGATGTAGGCGCCGCTTTGGGTGGTGAGGTAAGTGCCGCTTTGCGTGATGAGCCAGTAGTTGTCGGTGACTTGAGCGTTGACGTAGCTGCCCGGCCAAGTGGTGTCATCAATGCATTCGTCGTAGACGGCGTTGCTGATCGGCGGGGCGCCAACGTTGAGCAGGATGGTGGCGGGAGTGTCGCTGCGCCATTGGGTGGCATCCACCGATTTGACCATCACGGTCCATTCATCGGTGTCGAACAAGCTGGTCTCAAACCACTGCTGTGCGGCGGTCACACCACCGGAATACAACTCAATTCCCTGTTCCCATGTGGTTGCGGGGTTGCTGTCGATCAGGCCGCCTTGCTTGTAGCGGACTTCATACGACACCACATCGGACACCACGCCTTGGTCCCAGCTTCCGTACAGGCTGCGGGGTAGTTGCCAGCTAAAACGTTTCTGGCCGCTGTTCGTGTTTTCAACGACGGTGAACAGGTTGGGCGTTGGCGGCACGATCTCTTCGCGCTCCACGGTGTCGTACAGATAATCGGTTGGGTTCTCATTGAAGATGGCACTGGTGAAGGCAACGCGAATCTCCCAGTCGCCGGGGGCGTGGAACGCGATGGTGTAGTAGCCGGTGAGCGGAATGTCGCTAAGGAAATACCAGCCATCGGCGGCGGGTTCCTTGACGCCCGGAATGACGGTTGGAACGTTGGTTGGAAATGCCCAGCAGCGGTAGCCGGTGACGCGCTCCGGAATTGGACAGGTGCCAGCGTCAACAATCAGAAGCTGAGTGCCATCAGGTTGGTTCTGGTGGCGGATGACGCCGTTGAAGGCCGGATCGGAGAGGTCTGGGATTGCGGGATAGCCAACCACGCCAGCGGTGGCAAAGTCGGATTGCTTGCCGAGGCGGTCAATCGTGGCAACGCGAAACTCGTAGGTGTCACCGAAGACGTGGTTATCAATCGGCTGCCAAATGTTGGTGGATGACACCTGCGTAATGTCTGACCATTCGGTGTCACCGATCTGGCGCCACTGATAGCGGTAGCCGCGCACAAGCAGGTCGTTGGCGTCGTTGGTTTGGGGTGGTGTCCAGTAGGCGCTGATTTGGTTCTGACCGTTGCGATAAACCAGCTCGGCGTAGACACCAGTGGGCGGTTTGGCGCCAGACAGCGTGAAACGATCTTTGGGCGTGGCGACCGGCAGGTTGTTATCGACGTAGCCGTATTTGCTGGCGTTGTATTGGACGGCTTCAACTTGGAAGACCAGCGGATCAACTTCGCTGATGGCAATGATCTTGTACAGCGCGGCCTCAAGGCTCTGCCACTCCAGCACCCACAACGCACCAACCTGAGTATCAACAATGCCGTTGCAGCGGATGACCGTGAAGGCGTCATCGTCTTGGACGACATAACCCACCAGCTCGTCGCCACCTTGGGTGATCAGAAGGTCAAGGTTTTGGGCGCCGATGTTGTTGAGCTGGCTGGCACCAGCAAGGTTGGAATAATCAACAACGTTGAGAACCTGCAGCTTCGGCTGAGTAGTGATCGTGCCGTCGGGGTTGGTGGTCTTCTGCCCGTCGGGGATAACCAGTGTCAGCGTGTAGGTGTTGGCGGGGCTGAGGTTGAGAACAGCGTCAAGCGTGATGCGGTTGTTTTCGGCGTCGATGGCACGGACGCGACCGCCAAGGCGTTGACCTTGTTTCAGCGGGTCGGCAATCTGGATGACTTCACCGATGCTGGCGGCCAGACCTTCGGCGCCAATGCGGAAGCTAACTTTTTCCGTCTCGTAGCGGTTGCTAAATAGCGTGTGCTTGGCTGCCCGTAGTGCTTGGCCGCGTGAGGTAACGCCTAGCAGGCGAAGGTCAATCGGGTTGTAGCCAAAACGCTCCAGCAGGGTGTCATCCTGCAGGTATTCGGTGACGCTGGAATAGGACTGGTTGGGGTCGTCCCAGTTGGCCAGAACAACGGATTTACGGGCGGTTTTGGCGGTGCCGTTGTAGGTGAAGCAGGGCGATGTAACGACGCCGTTGTCGTCAACCTCTTGGATGACGTTGGCTTCGCTGAACTGTTGAACAGGGATCTGGGCGCGATCTTGTGTCAGGTAGAGCTTGCCTTGGCTGTAGTAGACCAAGCCACGGAAACAGGACGCAAGTGCGTTGAGAACTTCGTAGACGCTGCCGGGGTTCTGAAGGTAGACGTTGCAGGTGAAGCGTGGTTCGTATCCGCCTTCGCCGTTAGGAACTTGTTCGTCGCAGTATTGGCTGACGGTGTACAGATACCAAGGGTCGATTGCGATGGTCGGCATGTACCGAGCGCACCCGAAACGGGGGTTCAGCACAATGTCGCGGAAGATCCAAGCGGGGTTGTCAGTCCAAGCGGTGGTGAAGGTGCCGTCCCAGATGCCGCTGTAGGTGCGGGCTACAGGGTCGTAGTTGGTAGGTATTTGTACCCGCTTACCACGGACGCGGACGGACAGATCGGGGATGCTGTTGAACTGGCGGGCGTCAACTTTCAGCGCCACCAGTGCGGTGTTGGGGTAGGCAAACTTCTCGTCGATGATCTCGGCAAAGCTCTGCCACGCGATTCCGTTCTGCAGATAGGCACTGCTGCTATCGGGTGTAATGCGGGTGACGCGAACGCTCCACGGTCCGGTGCCGCTCAGGTCAAATTCGTAAGCACGTTGGAATTGGCTGCTGGATTTACCGCTGACTTCTGGTTCGGTGATGGTGGTGTACGGTCCACCGTTGGCTGAAACCGCGATCCGGTATTTGACGCTGGTGGCGCGAATGTCGCCGTTATCGACGTTGGTGGATTGCAGCGCCGTGTGCGTGATGATGACGCGGCAACGCTCAGTATCAAGGTCGGTGATCGTGCGGGTGATCGGACCAGATGCAACCGTGACCGCCGTGTTGACGCCGACGGTATTTTCAACAGTGCTGAACCCCAGCATCGGGGTTTGTGTTTCGTCCGTGCCAGTGCGGCTATCTATTGTGTATCCCGAAAAATTCTTGCTGCCGTCAGGGTTCTGAATTGGCGTCGAGTCAAGGAAAATATCCTCCTCGGCGCTATTCGGGAAGCCTTCAATTTCACCCTCGCTGACTGCATAAACAGTCTTGGCAAAGGCAACTGAGAACAGGTTGTTGGCTTCCTCAACAGGCTGCCGCGTGGGTGCAACAATCGTTTGCTGGACGACTGTGGGTTGAGGTGAAGACGCGCCACCGCCAGCACCACTGATTTCAGGCAGGTTGTTGAGG